AGTTACCTCTACCCATCCGATTTGAGCCATATCAGAACCTGATACTGCATACTTATCTTTAAGGATAATTGGCTTGTTTTCGAAGATAGAATCTTCAGCTTCTAAAGAACCTACCATTCCGTTAGTTCCTTTTTTAAATTCAGAACCGTAAACAAATACTTCGATAGCTGCTGCTGCATTAAATCCTACAGGCTGACCTGCTGCTTCGTAGTAAGCTACTGTGAAAGTTAAAAGCACAGGATCAGGCATTGTTGTAACTACTGCTTTAGCTGTAGTAGTACCATCGCTAAGCATAACTGTTTGACCTGCTCTGATTGCTATGTTTGTAACACCTGCATCCCCAACTACAAAAGTAGATTGATTTTGACCATCTGCTGTAGCTGTAGTTAATGCGGTATACTTAGTGTGAAGTCTTCCTTGCTCAGCCCATTTGATAAGGTCAGAGTTAGAAGGCATCTCAGCACCTACCATTCTAAGGAATGAAGATACTGTACGATTACCATATCTTTCAAATTCTTTCTCATAAGTATCAGGTAGATACTGATTCAAGAAATCAAAGTTGGTAATATAATTTGTTGCGAGTGGGACTTGCTGTGCACTTGGCTGCAAATCAAACCCGGGGGTTGTTTGGACACTTCCTGCCATAATTTTTCTTTTTTAATTTTTAAACTTATTTTTTACTTCTAATTTTTAAACCTCTACCCGAGTCGCTGCCGAGAGATTTAATTTGCATCCCGCCTTTAGAAGTTACTTCAGGTGTTTTGCGTTCAGACATATTAATGTTTTTCGTCTTACGCATTACATCGTCAGTAGCCTCTGCTTTGCCTTGCTCATAAAAGAACTTAGCAAACTTTTCAGGATTCATTGCAATAGACAAAGCCTTGTGGTATCCTACTGCATCCTCAACAAGTCCATCTTCATTCAAAAACTTTTTTAAAAAAGTTGATGTGTCAGATTGAGCTTTCTTTAGTTCAGTAGCGTCACCCGGAGAATAAGTTACTTTTTTATCGTCAAGCGTGAACTCAAAACCTTTGAACTCACTTCCGAATACATCATTAGTTTTTTTAATAAACCAATCATGCTTTCTTCGTAACTCTTCTTCGTAAGTCTTTGATGACTCTATATATTGTTTATATGCCTCAAGATCTTTTGAATCGCTTTCAGAAATAGAACTCCCACTTGACTCAAGGGGAACTCTGTACTTTTCTTTCTGCTCATTAAAATACTTCTTGGCTTTAGCAATAGTCTTTTTTCTTGCTATTTTGATTTTCTTAATGTCAGCATCATCATCTAGATCCTCATCATATGAGTACTCATCCATTAACATATCAATGTCTTCTGAGTCTAATCCTTCTTCAGTTGCACTAAGATATTCTCGTAGCAATGTATCAGGGGTTAATTCATCAAAGTCTTTGTTTAATTTAACAAAGTCATCAATTCCTCTCCCTGTTTCTTTTTTGTACTTATAATAAGCTGCAACATCTTCAGGCATCTCTTCAGATTCCTGAGCTGCTGTAAGCTCATCAAGAGAATTTATTTCTCTTCCGTACTTATTCTTAATAAATGAAAGAACACTTTCCTCGTTTAACTCTGAGGGTTGAGTTGTATCTTCTTGTGTTTCAACTTCTGTTTCTACACTTTTGGTTTCTTCTTGAGCAACAACCTCAGTTGTTTCTTCAGATTCAACCTCTTCACTTAACTTTTCTTCGTGCTTTTCGAGTAGCTCCTGTTCAACTTGTTGTACAGACTTTTCCTCAACGACACCTACTTCTTTTACTTTAATTTCCATTTGATTTGATTTTATGCAAAATTAAACAAAAAATAATTATGTTTTTTACCTAGGATCAAACTCAGCTAGGTCAAACCCATCTAGACTATCCTCGTTAGATTCAAAGTTCATAGGTGGTAAATTATTCTTTCTTTGATTTATTAATTTTGATTGCTCAGTATTTTGTTGGCTAATCCTATCTGACTTAGCTTTTTCTCTATTATCTTCTCTACTTTGAAGCTGTTGTGATTCCATACCTCTAATCTGCATATTTAAGCTAAACTCTTTATCCATTAATTGAGATTTAAGCATTGCTTCATTTTTCATTTTTTCAATATCAAATGCTATTTCTGCCTGCTTAATCTGCATTGTAGATTGCGTTTCTGCTTGAAGTTTCTGCATAGATGCTTGAGCAGCCATCTGCTGAGATTGCATTTGCTGCTGAGCCTGAATAGCCTGAGCCTGCATCTTCATTTTTTCCTCTCTCTCTTGTTTAGCCTTACGTTTTACTTTTAGTAACTGATTAGCTAACTTAATATTTCTAATCTCACGAATATCAATTGCATCTTCAAGATCTATACCTCCTTTTGACAATGCCACCTGAATGTTTTGTTCAAGCATTGCTTTTTGCTCCTCATCAGGAGAAACCTCAATAAAAATCCCAAAGTCATATAAATATAAATCATTTATATCATTTAATATGGCTACATTGTATTTGCCTATCTTATTGATAAACTCATCTTTAAAATCAGAATACTGTAATACATCACTAACCCTATATGATAAACTTTCAGATAATGATCTATACATATAAAGACTTCCATCCAATATGTGCCTAGTTGCTGTATTTGAATTAGCTGCTGCTAGTTTCTGCAATCCAACTAAAGAATCAGGATCAGGCATGCTACCATCTCTAGCTTCATTAAGACCTGTTACATTTCTGATTTGGTTTAGATAATGATTATAATTACCTATAAGCATTTGAGTTTTAGATGCACCTGAGTTAGATGTTAGCTGCTGTATTGGTACTCTTGCGTTGTTAAATTCACCATCGCCTGTATAGCTTCTACCAATAACACTACCTGTTTGGAAATATAGTCTTAATGCATCTTCAGGATTGTATGCTGCTCCTGTACCTAGGTCTACTTCATTTAATCCATCGGCATCAATAAACACACCATCAGGTACAACCTTAGCAATAACTTGCTGTAGTTTTAAATGAGTAATCTGAATCAAATCAGCAAATGGTATCATACGTCTTACTAAAGACTCAATAACACCTTTATACATTCTTGGTGCTGTAGCAACGTAGTTAGGAAGTGCGTGCTGTGTAGCAGACTTTGGTCTTACCATATTCTCAGCCATCTCCCACTTGAGTATTATATTAGTACCCATAACCATAACACCGTTATACCACACATCAATGGTTTTTTCTACTTTTTCAAATGACCCTTCCTCCATCATCTCTTCGGGTGGATTGAATTGGTCATCTTTTTCTACCATTGATATAGCTCCACTATCTTTTATCTTTTTCTTATATACGACCTTTTTAGTTGTCTTATAATTAAAGTACATTAAAGTGGTAGTGTCTCTATAAAATATATCATTATCATAATACTGAGCTACGTTGTAGTAATCATACCAAGACTGCCCATATTTAGATATTTCTTCTAAGTCTGCATTTGTTAATGTAGGATCTATTTTCTTTAGCTCAATAATAGGAACTGTTTTAATTTCACCCCAATAGAAACAATCTTTAAAGTTAGGATCTTCTGTGTAGCTATACACAATATTAGCGGGGTCAACATACTCAACCTTTACGCCTGCACCCGGCAAAAATTCTGTCTTAGCTACACCAATCCCTAATACAGTTAAGTCATAATCAATTCTCTTACGAATATCATCGTAATGGTTTTCGTCGAACATTGTTTCAATAGCAGTCTCTTCTGCTATTTCAATTGCAGGCTTATAATTAAGCTGCATATATAATGATAATTCTTCGTCAGAACTAGGCATTTCTTGAGGATTCATACTAAATGGATTTATCCCTGTCTGTTCTTGTATATTTTCTAATATAGGTTTTGCCGCAATTTCTCCTTCAAGCAATTGTTGAAATCTACTTCTTCTTGACTGAGATAAAGCATCTTGAGAATATGCTTTAACTTTGAATAATCTATCAGACATTCCGTTAACAACGATGTCAACAAACTTTGGTAATATAGGAACAGGTGTCCAATCTAGGTTTAAGTATGATAAGTCACCATCTACGGCTAATTCATTTTTATATTTTCCTACAGATTGCTCACCTCGAGCATATAGTCTTAGTCTGTGAAAATCTCCCCATTGGCTGTAAAATCTACATTGTCTCCCATCTTTCTTGAACCATTCATATTGAATTGCTTGTCCAATCTGCAAACCAAATTCATCAGTAGCCTTCTCAGCATCTGACACAAATTGACTAGGGAATCCTGTAGATGATATGTTTATTTTAACATCGTTCATCTAATAATTTCGCTAATATTTCCTTTATTGCTATACTTTGCAAAGTTAATCTTTATTTTTGATTGTTTTTTCTCCGACACATACAGATGCTTCTGTGTAGCCATAATTGCTAACCCTGAACTTATCGAAGCATCAAACTTTGTTCTATTGGTTATATCAAACTTAGCCCAATCTTCAAGTGTTCTAATAAATGGCATAGATCCTATGTCTTCCGAGTCTCTATATGTACCTTCTACATCAAACCCTACATATTTCTCTATATATGACTCAATAGCTGCTGCGTGTGCCTGCTTAACATCCTCGCTACTATTAGGTATACCACCGAGCTCACGTTCAGTTTTTGATAACTTATTATATGACTTGTCAGGTCTATTCATACAGAACCCTCTGTAGCCTCTGTTCTTAAAATGATACAGCAAACGTGGTTTGTTGTTCTCTATAAGTATTGGCATACCATAAAAAACGCAAGCCATCAATACCTCTTCAAAGAATATCTCTGCTGTCTGTGGTCTAGCTACATATTCTAAAAAGAACTCATTACTTGGTGCTTCATCCATATTAAACATAGTCACCCCGTGCAATGCACCATTAGAACCACCACCACCTACTGTTCCTGATATATCATACGAGTCACAACCAAATGCACCTATGTGGTCATTCCCGGGATACTTAATACCGTTTCTGTCAACCACCCTATTCTGTAAGTTCTTATTAGGTGTCCAACTTACATTGAACCTACCACGCTTATCCGGGCTAAACACAACCTCGCTATCCTTAACACCATTCTTCCAATGGAAGCTACCTCGTGTTATGTGATGCTCTTTTATTAATGCATCGTTATAATCTATCTGCTGATATATCTTAGTTAAATTAAATATAGATTGTTTACTTTCATCTCTGAATGCGTGTGACTCTGTTCGTGGAAACTGACGATAAAATTCATTAAGTGCATCTGCATCGTTTTTCAATGAAGATACTTCATTCTCCCAATAGTCTACTGCACCCTGAGATATCATTTCATTATCTACACCTAGCACAGACTTAGCAGGCTTTCTAAAAACAGGCATCCCAAACCTATCTATGAATCCTTCCATATTCCATTCCATTGGGATGAAAAGTGAATACATACCACTCTTAGTCTGACCGTTTGAATTACGATTTAAAACATTTGAATCATTATACAACTTCTTAAAATTATCACCACCCTTGTTAAGTGCATTGGATGTAGAACCCATCATACATTTACCTATAATCTTACTACCTAGTCGCAAACAGGTTTTAGTTACTCGCCAATTGTTTAAAATATTATTTGGCTTTATCCACTTACCACTTTCATCGTGTACTAGTAATAATAACTTCTCACCATCATAGCTGTTATCATCCGTGTTTTTCCAATCTATTGTAGTGTCCAACCCAAACAACTCATCATCGCTTGTGTCGTACATATTTTTCTTTGTAATCTTTGCTGCCGGTATACGGAATGCAAGCTCTGTCTTTGGCTTGTCCATACCATCCATAATCGGTTTGAAAAAGAAAGGTAGCCTACTATTTATAGGCACAACCTTATCAGTAAACATCTTCTTAGCATCTGAACCTGTCTTTGATAATATACCAACCCTTGAATCTTTTGCAAGCGTTCCTGTATTAACACACTCAGAAGAACTCATAAACGAGAACCCTGAACGTCTTATCTTAAGGTATGTCATACCGAAACTTCTTTTGTCAGCCTTACAAGCCTCCCAAAATATATATAGTATACGATTTGCTTCACGATAGTCAGGATACCCAACATCGATAGATGTCCATTGCAGGTACATATAATGTGCTCCTGTCATATATGTAGGTACGCCATTGTTCATAAACCAATGCCCATACTCTCGTGAATCAAATTCAGATTCAATATAATCAACCCATCTATCTTTAAATTCAGATGGCTTATCGTTCCATTGGAATATGGATTGAATCTTCTGTAAGTCTTTTGGTATTTCTTCTCTCTGCCAATACTGCTCCTCTTTCTTACCACTTCTTTTGTACACCTTATTAGGCACTAGTGGTAATGCTATAGGCAATCCCTGTATAGACACTACTTCACCTATTTCACCGGTCTTTGATATGATAACCATATCATATTTCTCATCATACCCATACTTCCAACTCTTTGCCTTGTTTTTATTTTTTAAGACACTCTTTGGAACGTAATCTTCTAGCGTGACGTATAAGTTATTTTGACCTTCGTTCTGCAAATCCTTGTTTTGTATCTATCTTACTTTTACCTTTTTCAGCAGACTCTAACGCCTCCCTTTCAAGTTCTATCCTATTTAATATCTCAAACGCATCAAATATTGCTAACTTCTTTGTAGCTGCTGCATTCTTTAGTTTATCAGCAGCAAGATCATCTTCCGGGTCGTGCTTTATAATATCTTCTTTAGCAACCTTTATTAACTGCTCAACAGCCCTGTGACCTGCCTGAATTATTTTTTTCTTTGTTTCCTTTACGTTCATAGGCTCATTGTTATTTGATGGTCGTATACTCTATATAGCTTTTCATCATCAACCGTAAACTCATACTCGCTATCAGGAGTAAAGCTAATTCTATCCCCGGGATTCAATCCCATAGATGTCAGATACTCGTTAGGATATTTCATTATACCTACTAACGGCTCTTCTACACTATTCTTATATATAACAGAATCCTCTTTTTTGATAGGCTCTACAAAACAATATCTATCGTGTGCGTTCCAACCCTTATCATTCTTATACATAAAGAACTGCTCGTTGTCTACAAAAAATAGATCATCCTTAAAAAAGCTTCTTCCGCTTTTTTGCCTACCCTTCATATCATTATAAAACTTAAATACATTGTGATGTACGAGTAAGGTGTCTCCTACCTTGACTCCCCCTGTGTAGCCGATTGGAAGCTCGACAACTTCAGCATATCTGTTTGAAAACATATGGTCTTCTTCAGATGTACTAACAACAAACTCTATTCCTCCTATCTCTCTTGTGTTGTTGTATCGTCTTCCTTTTAATGGCTTTACTATAAAGTAAAACGGTGATTTCATTAAAAGTTTATGTTGTATTCAATAGATACGGGTACGGTTTCATTAAACTCTTTCCAAACAAATACTTCTTGCCCGGACTGTATCCATATCTCTATTGATTTTTTTTCTTTATTAAATTTAATTAAATGAATAGTATGCGTACCATTCAAAACAGATTGACCTGTTATGTAATGCATAGCACCCGACTTATAGTCAGGTCCAATAGATATCTTTCTAATAATATTCATTAATAAACCACGCACACGACGCTAGAGCTTGTTCCGTCTCCTGCGTTTCTATATAGCCTACCTACTGCTAGTCCTGCCGATACAGCAGCAGCATTAGTTGCGTGTACAGGAAGGGTTACTGTTGATTGAGCTAATAATGCAAGTATTGATTCTACTGTATAGTTTTTAGTCTTGTTTGCATCTTGTTCGTCAGAACCTATTACTATATCCGTTAGATTAAC